ATTATTACTTGCTGCTGATGGACTAAGTGAACTAAGCCCTGCACATGGACATACAGTATTAATCACATTAACTTTTTCTGTGTAGCTCGCTCCCTCTGAGAGATTCAAATACGGGACTTTATTGTTATAATATTCCCTAAGATGAGATTCGTTGTCTTGAAAGCCTTCGAACGTCAGAAAATACTTTGGTTTTTCTCCAAAGACATTTTCCATTGCTATTGTTTCTCCACCTATTAATGGTACTATACTTGCATAACTCATGCAAAAAACTCCTCTAAACTATTTGTTTCCATTCCATTCCAATATGGATAAAACTCTCTTGATAAATGAATTGACTGTGGTTTCTCCATATACTCAAAATCAAGTTGACCTTGTTCATTATATAAATGCTGTGTCCATCTTATAATGCCATATTCTTTTTCTATATAATTGTTAAATTGATTTCTAAAATCGTTTCTTTCTGACCAAGAACCATAGAATGGTTGTCCTTTATAAAAGCCTGATTGTGGTATTCTTCTTGATGGGCACTCAATTGGTAATAATTCATATATCTTAGCTTTATATTTAAAAGCTTCTTCTATATATCTATCAGCTAAATCTTCTACCTTTTGATTTAATCTAATAGCATGATGACGAACATCGATATTACCAAAGTAACATTCTAGCTCATCGTATTCATGTGGTATAAAAGTATCAAATCCATCATTGATTGCTCCATTCAAAGTTTTAAATGGAACGCTATTTACTGTCCAACCTGGACGATACATGCAAATAGAATGACTATCACCAATAACTATTTTACGAGTCGGGTTGGGATAGTCTATTCTTTCTGCTGTATTGAACATCCTCTCTAGATTTTTTAAATCTACTTGATGCCATTCGGGTTGAACTTCTTTTTTAGCCGAGTCAAGTTTCGATTTAACCATTTCGTGGTACGGCGGGAAGTCGATTCCAATTGAAATGACTCTACCTTTGAACTTAGAAAAGTTGACAGTGTTCTTAACATAAGGAAAACCGTATACGCCACCAAACATATTAATTCCACCACTCCAATCAGTGCCGTGATAGACCCAAAGAGTATCATAAGCATTATGGTCTTCAATTTCTCCACCGTAGTTAATATCGCAGTTTCCATATTTCTCCTTTATCATATCGCCATACATTACTCCTGCAGCTCCTCTATGCGAAGCAGCTCTTTTTGCTATAGGAATAAATGGACAATTAATTAAATTTTTCATTACATATATTATAACATACTTTTTAAGTTTTGTAAACTGTTATTCAAAAAACTCAGTTAAAGTATTTGTTTTCTGTACACGTGCTACGCGTCTACGCGCGCATGCTCGCTCGTCTTCACGAATCTGTAGATATACACCAAACTGACAAGATAAAACTTCAGTCCCGTAGTATTTGAGAGAATCTTGTTCGTGTTGGAACAATTTAGTTCCATCTTTTTTATTTATATTAAAAGCTTTAGGATGGAATACTACATTTTCTGTAAGTCCAATCTCATCGCTATTTTCTCTCATAAAGTAAATTGCTTCATCGTATAATTTCTTTGGAGCATCAGGCCACATTAACTGAATTGTATATACTGCTCCTGGACCAGGCGATACAAATCTTTGGTCATGATGATACTTCATTTGTGGTAATACAGATGAAGAAGCAGCTCCATGAAATCCATAATAATGTCCTATGCCAGGTTGTTCTCTCAAAAGAGTATATATTTCTGACATATGATTACATTGTTGCATTCTTTCTAAGAATCCAGTATCTCTAAAAGAAGCAACCCATTCACATACATCTACTGGATGAAACTTTCTATCTGGCTCATTATATTTTTGTCGACAAAAGTTTCTACCAGCTGTTTGTATTGATGTATGTAATTCTGTTGTTCCCCAAATTGGTTGTTTGTTTTGAGTAGCTTTATCTAAATTATTTCTAATAAATTGTATGTACTCTTTATCTTCATTAGCTATTCTATCAAAATCGACAAAAACATCGTCTTCTCCTGAAGCAAGAAAATGGACTCCTCTTCCTCCATAGAAATGAGATATAAAAGTATTGCCAACAATATTCATTATTGATGTATCTAAACTTGCTATCTCTTGACCAATGAATCTCATACGGTCATCAAGTGTAATTGTTGGATGGAAATATTCTACATCTTCTTGTAATCCATAATCAACTTTGCCGTCACGATTTACATTTTCATATACATCATCAACATAACCAAGTTGAATATTAGACCGTTCATTGACTTTATATAAAAACCAATTGAACTCTTTCATAAGTTCAGTATCGTATTTCGACCAATCGTAGTTATATTTAATACTTGACACGTTCCTCGTTCTTTCTTTTCACGTGTATAATAGAAACATTAGGGCATCTTTTTTCTATCTCTTTTATTTGGATAGGGTCATCTTCAAAATGCATTTGTATTTCTACACCCATTGATTTAAGCATATTAATCATTTGACCTTTAAATATACCAGATGTTTTTCTACTATACAACGAGTTTCTTTTCATTCCATGTGTAATATCTGGATTAGGTATATCTCTTGCAATGGGATTCATATACACAGTATTATATATGCCACGAGATTTTAACATTTTTATTGTTGCATCTCTATCATGAAAAGGCCGCCCTGTAATAATTACATCATTACTACAGGGTCTTACGCCTGTGGTGCCTTCACCAAAATAGATTACTCCATCGATATCAAAACTATTAACTTTCATAATCAGTTTTACTATCTTGGAATGTATGAGGCAAATCACTTGCCTTTGGTCTATTTTCTTTTAGCTGAGGTTCTGTCATACTTGTGACTGTTCTTCTCGCTAAAGCATCACATTCGAATTTGGCATCTTCAGTTTTTAATTGTACTGGAGGAGTCTTTTGAGTCCATGCTGATGGTCCTCTTAAATATCCTACAATACCCATTTCTGAAGCTACCTTACAAAATCTAATAGCTGAAACTACAACTCCACCAGAGTTTGGCGAATCTTGTACTGATAATCTTGCAGATAGTTCATATCTTGCTCCAGCAAATCCATAACCAATCATATCAAAGTTAGCAATCTTATTATCAGATGAAATATAATCTCCACCTGGTTTTTGCTGAACTGTAAGAGATGGACCAGCAAATAAAGTCATACCTGCTGTCGACTCATTTCTTACAATATTCTGTCCTTTAAGAACGTTTTCTTTTGATACATGTTTGTTATGTAATCTATATTGTTTTGCCATATTAAGGAAGTCAGTATTAGCTGTTCTTCCAGTTCTTATGTGTTCTTGGCCCTGTGTAGAACCTGCTGCCATATTCATTTGAATATGTTGTGTAATCATTAGACCGGAGTCTAACATGGCACCTTGTAGAACTTCTGACATTCTTGAAGCTCCCCAGGCTGACCTCATGTCTGAACCAACGATTGTTAATCCAGCGTCGATAAATCTTTGTTCAGTTGTCATAGCATCTTCAGTTGAGATTAATGTTGGTATACAATTGACGAAATGTATACCTGCTTCTAATGCTACATCAATCCAGTATTTTGAAGCTTCTTCTGAGCCAACTGGTAAATAATTAATTAATACATCTACATCATGATACTGTAATAACTCAACTGTTCTTTCAAATGATTCAGCTGGTACAGCACCATTTACAAATGTTACTTCATCTGGATAATCATGCATATGTGGAGCTATTCCATCCATTTCTGGCGCTGAATACACCATTGCATCTTTACTTACAGCAGAGCTGTTTGATGAAGTTGTTATTTTATCGACATGGTCCATAGCACAATTAGGTTGAGCTCTTAAAGCCTTTGCTAATTTTTTGTTTACTTTCCTTTTATCGATATCAAACCCAATTACAAATTGAATATCATGTATTGAATATCCTCCAATATCTTCATACATAAGACCAATCTTGTCTTCAGGATTTTCGTTGTAGTATTGTACTCCTTCCACTAAAGATTTAGCACAACTTCCGACACCTACAATGCCGACTTTTATTT